CAGTAGTAAAGGTCTTAAAACCTAATCCAGCTGCCATAGTCCTATCTCCTTAATAACTTAATACGCCGCTGTCAAGCAAACCGTATATGGATGAGTCTAATATAAAGCCGTCAATAATCGGCTCTAAAGTGGTAAGTGTTGTTTTCCAGCTGTTAGGCGTAATGCTTTGAGCAACGCCAAACACCTGCAAAGTCTTAGTTAGCGTTGATCCGCCAGGCTGGTTAGTTGTAATAGTTACAGGGTCAAAGTAGTCCAGGTCTAGCGCTGCAATAATGCCTAAGTTGTAGTTATCGGTATAAAGGTCTAGCTGTATAGCATCGCAGCGGATACTAGTCTCAGCCCTAGATGCCACGTATGCCTGTGCATAATCCAGGGCCACGGCATCGGTTTGCATTAGCAGGTTTTGCTGGTTGTAGCTATGGATAAAGTACTTATCTATGCTGGGTTGGTTTATGGCTACCTGGGCTGTGCCACCTGTGCGGGTAATGCTGGCAGAGTTGTAAACTAGGGTATCGTCAAGGCGCCACACCGCATCGAAGTAACTAATATCTGTGCCGTTATCGTTAAATACTGTAGGCGTAGCCCCTGTACTGCCAGCCGTAACGCTACGATCTTGAAAGACAAACGAGCCAGCGGCATCTACGTACAAGGCCCCGTACTCGCTAGTCTCCACCGTTTGCATAGCTGCAAGGCTTGTGCGGGCTGTGCCTGGGTCTGCCTGCATTGTGGTTAGCCCTGCATCTACGTCACGCATAGAGGCTGGCCAGTCAATAGCATCCAACAAGGCGTTAATTCTTGCCCCGCTAAGCTGACCTGCTGAGGTACCTGACACCGTACTTACCTGTGCATTTTGTGCCAGCCTGAAAGCATCTACAGCTGTGATAGTTGTATAAACCACATCAAGAGCATTTTTAGGTGTGCTAGTTGTATAGGTAGTAATAAAACCAGCAAAAATAGGGTAAGTAGTTGCGCCGTACGTAGCCGTAATCTGTACTTTACGCATAGGCGTTAGTAAGTTGTAATACGGGCTGGCTGGGTTTTGCGGGTTAAAGTCTCCGTTTTGGTCAACGATACGCATAGTAAGAGTGCCAGTTTGGAATTGGTCAGCCTGTGGATTACGCCCTCGCTTTGTCTGAATACTATCTACTACGTTAGATACGTCCACAATTACGCTAGCTGCATCTGCCAGGATATTGGTGTCTAGTATTCCGCTGCCTAAAATCATAGCCTGAGCAAAACTAGGGCCAGTACTAAAGTTAATAACGGCGTTAATTACAGGTACGGTCATATCGCCCCAGCAAAGTTAAGGTTATTGCCAAACCTGTTATTTTCTTGTACTGCCGTTTGTACTACTTCAATAAGCCCGCTTGTCTTGTCTATAATAGTTATAGCTGGGCCGCCGCCTGCATTACCGTAGCGCTCTTTGTTAGCCTCTAACTGTGCAGCTGCAAAAGCTGCAGCTATTTTAGTTAGTATGCTTTCATCTAATGCCTTTGCAGCTGCGGCATTACGTGCCTCAATTTCTTCTGCTATGGCATTAGCTAGTGCAGCGGATGCATCGGCTACCTCAATAATGGCTTCTATTGACTCGTTGCCTGTCAGGTGTGGGCGTTTAGGTATCGTTGCTAGATCTATACCTGAGCCGCCTGGGCTGGTAATACTGCTAGTACCAGGCATAGTTAGCGTAGGGAACTTAAACTTGGCTAATAGGTCTAGGGCAGCTTGTAGGTTATTCAGGTTAATTAAATCGGTTGACTTCATACCCGCCAAAACTCTGTTTATATCTAGCAGTTTGGCATCTTGGCGCTGTAAGGCGCCTAATATCTTTAAGTCCTCGTTTAGCTTGGCCGTGGCCTTTACTATGGCTGCATCATCCTTAGAGGCTATAGCATCCTCTAAAGCGGCTATATCTTGCTTAACCTTCAAGCGCTGTACGTCATTGGCTATGCCTAAGATTTGTGCGCTAGTAGTTGCCTTACCTAACGCCTCAGCCTGACCTATAAGCGCTGCGTTAAGCTGAATAGCATCCATATTAAAGACATCGTTACCCTTAGCTAAAGCCAGGTTAGCCTTATCAAGAATTGCCTGAGACTTTTTATCTGCAAGGATTTTAGCCTGGGCTTTTTGCTGCTCTTTCGTAAGGGCTGTTATTTTCTTTTGAGTAGTTAAATACGAGCCTGATTGAATTGGGTTTTTTTGAGCATTGACCTCTGCTGATCGTCTAGCTTGTGCCCCAGCTTGATTGAGTAAAGTTATATAGCTGCCTAAAATTGGGATAGCTTGAACTATGCTAGCCCCTGTTAATCCCGATAACCCAGGGATTTTTTTTAAGGCAGCGGCCATAAGGCCAAACCCGCGTATAACGTCAGCGGTATAAGTAGCTAGGTTTTCCATATTGGTAGCAAGGTCTGCCACGGTTGTATCGTCACCTAGATTTTTTAGGGCATCTATAAGGCCTGTACCAATAATCTCCTGTACGTTAGCCGCAGCTACGCCTAGTTTGGCTATAGATCCTGCATAAGTCTCTGAGGCTGCCTTAGCTGAACCCTTAAAGGTCACGGCTAAATCGTCTGTTATATCCTTAAATGATTTACTTTTTAGGTCTGCCTTAGATATGCCTACGCCTAATTTACCTAAGGCTGTGTTATTACCCAGGTACGCCTTGCTTAAAGCGCCTGTAACTGAGTCTAAATCTTTACCTGTGGATGCGCTTATATCTAAAGCTATGCCTAATAGTTTTTGTGTCTCGGCTGTGTCTCTTGTAGCTACTGCTAACTTTTGATAAGCAGGTCTTAACAGATCATCTACAACGCCAAACTCGCTTTGCAACCGCTGAATAAATCTTTCGGCTGAGGCGGCATCGCGCTCTAAACCTACGTTTTTTAATGCTAGGGCTAACTGTTGCTGTGCCTTTTGATCTGCAGCTGCAGCTTTTACTGAGGCTTTGGCATATCCAATAACGGCAGCTGTACCAAAAGTAAGGCCAAAGGTTTTAGCAAGATTTTTAACTGATTTACTGAGCTTGTCGGTTGCCCCCTCAGCTTGCTTAAATGCTTTTTTGCCTGTGTACTCGGCGGCTATATTTATTACTACGGACGGATCAACAGCCATTACTTAACCCCCATAGCATTATAAAACTTAATCTTTGAGTTTTCTATAGCTTTTAATACAGCTGCATTAGTTTTGCCGCCGTCCTCTTTCCAGGCTCTAAATATGGCGCGGCCTTTCATTTTACGGCTTCTACGTCCTGCACCAGTTTGGTTATTCGCATCTACTATGCCGCCGTATTGGTTTATGGCTTCAATAAACATATTACCTGCGCCTGGGTTATTACTTTTAGATTGTAACTTTGTGCCTGAGCGTATCATTTTGCCATAATTAGATTGGCTTTCACGGACAACTCTAGCCATAGGGGCTTGCTCTCGGCCATTAGGATATAAACGCCCTGCCGTTTCATAAATTGCACCTGAGGCACTTGTATTAGCAATACGGGCTATAGCTCTAAAGCCACGATCATTAGGTTTTGAGGGTGAAGTTTTATAACCTATGCCGCCTTTAGCCTCGGCAGTACTCCATAACCTGCCTTTTTCTGTCCATAAAGCCGTATTACTACTTTTAGCCCAGCCTGATAAAGGCGCAGTACTTGGCACAAAACCTCTAGCTGTTTTCACAATAGGAGCTAAAACATTAGCTAATTCTTTGCGAGTTTCTTTAGCAAGATCGGGACTAAACTTTTTAATAGCCTTACGCAGCTCAAGGGCGCCTCTTACCTCTGCTGGCATTTTGCTGCTCCTTAGCTTTATCGTTTATGACTTTGAGCATATTCTTAAACATCTCATTATCAAGGTCTATTAAATACTGGGGCGCAATACCCGTTTCTACGGCTAGCTGCGCTATGAGGTAACCAAAGCTACCGCGCCCCACTATTGCGAAGGGTCATCGTCCAATACCTCAACCTTAGCTAAGGTGTCTAAAAACTCTGCCCCAAACATCGGTACGGTTTGCCCGCTTGTGCGTAAACACTCCCAGGCTAGCCAGTACACATCACTTTGCTTTTCATCATCTCTAAAGGCTTTGTGAAAACCTTTTTTAGCGTATAACTCAAAGGCGTACTCAATACGTGGCGTAATCTGATGATCCGATACGCTGCCGTCTGCCCTTGTTATTTTAAGTTTTGCCATTGTGTTAGCCCCTTTGTTAGTTGGTTATGCAGTTGTAATTACAATTGGTGAATTACAGGTAAAGGTAATGCTCTGAGTAGCAATATCTGCAACAGCGCCGTTAATATCTGTAGTGTTATTAACCAACACAGTAGTGCTGTATAGCGGGTTAGTTGGTGATACTGCGGCGCTTGTCTGCTTTAGCGTTAGGGCTACAGTTGTACCCCAGGCAGCTTGCAAAGTTGCGTTTACGTTTGCTGCAGCTGTATCGCTCAAAAAGTCTAGAGTGATAGTGCTGGCCTCTAGGCCCTTAACAAACTTATGCGCTGTATCGCCCATAGCTGTTACCTCTAGCTCGTCAAAGGCACGGTTAATAGTTGCGCTTGTTACGTGATCTGATAGGGCTACAGAGTTGAGAGTAGCCACTACGGTATTGGATAGATAAATTGCCATTGGGCTATTCTCCTATTTTCTCGGTAGGTGTTTCTTTTGTTTTTGTTTCTTTAACCTCTACTGGCAGCTCTTGGCCAATTTTGATTAAAAACGCTTTTTCTTCATCTGTAAGTGCCATTAGTTAGCTCCAGCTCGTTAGTATGCTTATTTGTAAATCTGCCGTTAGATAGTCACCTGCGGCAACGCTTAGTACGCTTGGCGCGCTTACGCCAGTAACATTAAATACGATTGCGCTATTAGCTAGTTTAGTAAACACAGCTACTATTGTGTCCTCTATGCCAATTAGGTTAGAGGCGTTGTCAAACATTGGTACGGTCATAATAATCTTAAAGTTGGCCATAGGTGAGATCGTTGCCTGAGAGTTATTGCTCGGGCTGATATAGGGATCCGCAGGGGCAACCACTACGCTGCTACTTTGCATTGTGCTAGGCGGGTAGTTAAATACCGTCCATACACCTGGGTTAGCCAGGGCTGCAGCTATTGTGCTGCGTAAGGTAGTTATAGCTGCAGGCATTAGCCGACCATACCCGCAGGTGAAAGATACGGGGCCAAGAGGCCGCGCACGGATGCCATAAGAGTGTTAGACATCTTAAAAGGGCTAGGGCTGTAGCCGTCTAAGCTAGTGCCGCCGTTTTGTGTGCTAAATCTAGATGTCCATATATTTTCTGCCAGCATTAAAGCTGCGGCGTTAATAGCTGGGGTGTTGGCGTAGGTAGCGGTTTTTGTATCGTCACCTAACATAGTGCCATAAGGCAGTACGCGCCTAAAGTTTTGGTCAGCTGCTATTTTTGCATATTGGATAAAGCTATAGCCCTGTGGGAATTGCCAGTAATTTAGCTGCATATTAAATGCAGGCAAGATGTTAGCTGTGCCTGTGCTAAAGGGAATTGTGCCCGTAATTGTGTAAGTACCGTTAAAGGTTGAACCAGCCCCAGCAATAGTTACTGATTGGCCCGTAGTAAAAATGCCAGGGTTGGCAACCATAACGGTAGCGACATTAGACACCAAGGCGGTACCGACTACGGGCGCGCTGTCAAACCATAAAAAGCCGTTTATTAGATCTTGTGCAGCTTGGCAGGTGTCCTCTATCCAGGTATAAGAATCGTACAAAGTGCCAACGCCCAGGCTAGCCTTCAAGGTAGCAGCTGTTACATACGTGGCTGGCATTTTTGTACTCCTATCTTACTTAGGTTTGGTAAGCCTCAAAGGGCTAAGAGGCCTACCAAACTATTAGTGGGTTTTCTTAGGTGAAGTTAAAGCGGACGATACCCTTAGGCATCTTGGCAATAGTTGCCATATAACCATAGATAGCTACCTGTACTTGTAGGTTAGATACTACGTTAACTGACATATAAGCCTGTGGTGATTGGTAAACAGTAAATGCCTCAGGCGCAAGAATAATTGCTGAGTCATCCACAGTTGTAGTAGCTGCGAAGTTTTTGTCAACGTATAGATCAAGGCCTAGTACGTTGCCGCGGATTGAGCCAGGCTGAGTTAGCCCGCCTGCGTTCATTGGCTGGCTTGCTGAGTAAATAGGGCGGCCTGTTGAATCGGCTGCACCCATTAGTAGCTGCCATTGTGAACCGTTAGCAATATAGTTATTAGCAAAGTAACCAGTAGCTTCATAAACAAGGCGTGATGCCTCAGATGCGTAGCCAATAATACCTGCAGAAGTAGCAGCTTGTGCTGTAGTTGCAACCTGTCCAGCTGTGATAAGTGCAGCGTTAACTGTTGTATCAAGAGTCTTTAGGTAAGCATTTTGTAGCTGATTAGTTAGCTCAGCATAGAAGTTAGGATCTGAGCGCTCTAGCAATTCAATGCTAATAGTGTTCATACCTGAGTACTTATTGACTGTGCCAGTTAGGTACTCTGTAACCATACCTGTATTTTGTACTGCGCCAGCCTCAGCTTCAACAGTTACAACAGGTGCTACGCCTGACTGACCGCCTGCACTTGTAACAAGAGAAGGCACGTTAATAGTCATACCGTTAGTTGGCAAAACTCCACGTGAGCAAGCGTCAATAGACGGTGTGCCAAAACGTGTATTAGTTGGGAACTCTGATAGGTACTGAGTTGGGTTAAATGCTGGGTTAGTTGAAAATGAATCATCGGCAGCTGTTACATATAGCTTAGAATCATCGTTGCCTAAAGCAGCTTTAATTTTATGCTCTGTGTATGTTGCCATATTTACGATTGGTGTACGTACGCGCTGTGAGTTAAGTGCGCTTGGTAGGATGATTTTACGAGCTGCCTCTACTGTAGGTGCAGCCTGCTCTGTGGCATCTACTGCCTCAGGTGCGTTTTGATCGGGGGCTGTAGTCACAGCGGCCTCGCTTTCGGTTTCGGTTTCGGTTGTGGTTGAGTTTATTACGGTGTTAGTTGTCGTAATCTTTGTACTTGTGGACTCTGCTGCCTCTACTGGTGTTACTGGCATATCGCCCGCAGCTGCGGCAATTTTTTGCACCGCAGCGCTAGCAAAGGCAGCGCTCTCTACGAGTGATACCTCGCGTAAGGTAGCAGCGGTGACCAGGAGATAATCCTTTTGGGGCTTTGATGCGGTAACTTCCACACCAACGGATAAGCCGTCCATAAGTTGCTCCTGGGCTAGCAAAATCGCATCTGATCCACGTGAGGATGCACTTACCTTAAAACTTGCATAAAGGCCGTCTTTAGCTGAGGTCATACTTTGCATACGCCCCACCACGGCTGAGTTATCGTGTGACATTAAAAGTTTTACTTTACTTGTCTCGGGTGCAGTAATTGAACCCTCAGCAAAAACTACTTTGCCCGCGCTTGTGTAGCCAATTTCACCGTAGGGTGCAATTTTGCCTGAAATCATACGGCGCTCACCGCTATCTACTGCCTCTATATTGCCACTAAACGTTAAGATCATTAGTGCCGTTCCCTTCATTAAGGCCCATTGGGCTTAGCTGTTCCATACTTTGCGCTTGCTCTAAATCAATTAAACCTAAGTTAAGCATTTTCTCTATAGCATCTAAACGCGCTGCAGTATCGGCACGTAAGAAAGTTTCATCTAGTGCACAGCGCACAACGTTACCGTGCGCCGTAATATCATCCATAGATAGACGATTTTCTACTGAGCTTAAAAATGGCTGCCGGGAGTAACTCACAAACTCTTTTCTGCCGTCAATGATATTTTGATACGTCATCGAGTTATTCATATCTGCACTTATGTAATATGCGGGTACGTTCATTAACCGTGCTATTTCAGTAGCTAAATATTGGCTGCTTTCGTTGTAGGTCATATCTTTAGGGCTAAAACCTACTTGCTGATAATCTAAAGTACTTGTTAAATATGCTGTACTACGTGATGCACGTGCAGCCTTCCAGGCAGCTAGCAAACCGCTAATCTGTGCCTCAGGTAAATCTGCACCGCTATTTTTAATAAATCCAGTTGGCATAGGCGTAGATGCCGCAACACTTGCAGCCTTTTGTATATCTATTGCGCTTTGTATTGTGCGAGCGCCTGTCTCTAATACGCCAGGTAGCAAAGATTGAAAAGTAACCAGTGATCCAATACCAGCCATAGGTGCGCGTTCACCATTAACAGAATAATACTCAACTTCATCGCCATACTTGTTAGTTGTAACTGTTACGCGTGTATTAGCTACCCACTCAAAACCACTAGGGCGCCCGTCATCGGCGTACAAAGATGTAACGCGCCAATATGCAACGCCGTAAAATAGTAATGAGTCAACGGTATAAGCAATAGTTACGCTACGTGGCTGGCGCATATCGGGTTGGTCAAGCCATAGCGGGCTTTCCATTTTTGCGCCTGTAGATTTTTTGTATAGCTCTAAATCAATACTTGATATAACGCCTGCAATTAAGTTACGGCAACGTGCAACAGCTGGCACTTGCAAAGCTGTAAAACGATCCATAAACGGGGCACCGTTGCCAGTTGCATAAAGGCCGCCATAGCTATAAACGCCAGCGCCGTAACCTTGTGACATAACGGCAGGAGCTAGCTGGGCGGTAACATCTTTTTTAGATAAACCAAAAGTTTGCAATAGACCCATAGGGCGGATTATAGGTTATCCACAGGTGTAAAGTTATACACACCCTCGGCGTGTCTAAACGTAAACTTTAGCCTCAGATACGGGCTGTGCCAGGATGTGAATTACCATAGCTAGGCCAATAGGTATATCCACAGGGCCAGCCGATTTACGGCGCACAATACGCCAGGCATCGGGTGTTATTTTAGCTGCGCAGTTTGCCATTTGTTGTATCAATAGATCCTGCCCGCTGTGCCTCAAACGGTCATTAACTAGGGCATCGTGAAAGTCTGAACAGGCAGTATAAAAGCTTTGCCCCGATACGTCTCGCGTTTGTACGCCTGCATTTTGTAAACGCTGGGCTATGGATGCCGTGGTGTACTTGTCATAACAAACCATACGTGGGTAATACATATCGGCCCATTTTTTAATACTTGCAGCTATAGCTAACTCATCTACTGCTACCTGTGAGCTATAAGTATCTAATACAGCTACTCCTATGCGCCCGTCACTTAAAAGCTGGCCCATAACAAGGCTTGCATCTCGGCGGCTCGGGCTAACGTCAAAAGCAAAAACAGTTAAAGGCCCAGGTGCCATTTTTAGGTTGATGTCGCTGGCATCCTCAACGCTACCGTGTGGCCAAGGTGATTGTAGGCTATCAATCCATTGGCATAACGTTTCTGTCCTAAATTGCTCTGTGGTTTGTGTAGTTAGCGCCTCTTGAATTGAGGCCTCAGTTACGAGTATTCCTAAAGCTGGGTTTGCCATAGCCCAGGCTTTACGATCATCTAGCGCTGCAAACTGTGGGGCGCTGTACTCGTAATAGCCTAAAGTCTCAGGCGGGTGTGCCAGGCATCGCTCACGTAGCTCGTTAAGTGTCACGCTAAAAGCATCGCCCGCATTACTCGCCAGTAAGGTTTGAGCGTTTGGGCGTGCACGGGTCACGGGCATAGCAGCTGCAAAAGCTACTTGGTCAACCTCGCGTAACTCATCTATAAATAAAAAATCTGCCGTAGCGCCGCGGGCTGAGTCTCTAGTAGCTGCGCGTACGTCCATACGTGCCCCTGACTTTAAGACTATTGCCTCATTACCGTTGGCATAGCGGATGCTCTTTAGCTCTTTCTTTAGCATCGGGCTATCCTCTATAGCTTGTGCCACTTCTCTAAAGGTAGTTAATGCCATAGATCGTGCAGAGGAGATAACCACGTGATTACGCTCGTTAAACAGGAACAGCCCGGCCAAGATACGCATACGCGCCAGGTGACTTTTGCCTTGCTGGCGTGAGGTCAGCAGCAGGTTTGTCTTTCTAATAAACATTTTATTTTTATCTATTGTCAACATATCCTGCATTACGTAGCGTTGCCAGGGTAAAAGAGGCAGGCCAATATCCTCTGCTAGCTGTGCAACTTCATCGCCTCGGCTCGGGCCTTTTAGCGGCTTGTTTTCTAGGCGTGGTTTGATTGCCCCTCGTAACGCCTGTTTAGGTTTGGTTGTCATTAGTTAACATCCTGCTCGGGTTGGCCAGCACAAGGGCCTTGCTGGGTCATTACAGACGTTTTTGGGGATAAACAGGAAGA